AGTTATACGCTAAAATCAATTTATGATGGGCTGATTAGAAGAGATATTATTGGGAATGCAAAAAAAGGGAGACACAAAGAAGCTGCAAAAAACTTTTTATACCTATCAATGGCTATGGGTTTTTCTGAAGCAACATTAATTGAAGCTAAAGATTTTATGCTTGGCAGAGGTTTTAATGCAGGAGATATTCCAAACAACTTTGGAGATGGGCTGCTCAGGACTTTAGGATTTAGCAGATACGTTGTAGATCGCTACTTGGAAAGAGGAGATATTGTCGGAGCAACAGTAGAAACAGTATTGCCTCCTCTTATAATTTTTGAAGCGGCAGGACTAGATGCAGCAAAAGCTCTTAATGAAGAGTTAAATATAAAGAACTCAAAAGTAATAGGAGGACTTCCTATTATTGGAAGGTTCTATACTAACTACTTAATGCTTGACGCAAACGGAGAGACGCAAAGAGAAAGACAAATTAAATCTCAAGAGCTAGAAAGAATTGATAGAGCAATCGAACAAAGGCGCAAACAAGTATTAGGCGAAAGAAAGTACAGTTACTAACCCCTTGGTAAACGCCTCTCCTCCATCGTGGGGAGGGGCTTGTTTTTTAGCTCCTCTTCAATCAAGAATTCGCAGAACTGTTTGATCTTTCTAAGGTCGTCCACTCCCCCCTTATCACGCCATCGCGAGATGTATTTCACAATAGCTCCCTCGCAAAAGCCCAACTCGTTAGCCAAGATGTAATCAATAGGCTGAATCTTTAACTTCTGGTAGTGGCTACCTGCTACTTGATAGTCTGTGGATTTCAATGTATTACCTCGTCTTCTGTTTCTGCACTCTCTAAGTATTTCATAAAGAGTTTCTTTAGATTTGGATTGTCATGGATAAACCCGCTGAAGTCCTCGAGCATAATCCCAATAGTGCCAATGACGTTCCGGTCATGACCCTCTGCTGTATACATAGCATCGACTAGCCATTCATTAACCTCTTCTACTGACACTGGGTATATTTCTACGATCTTCATCTGTGCAGCCTTTTATAAAGTTCATCCATAGGAGATAAGTTATCTATGGGAATGTAGTGGCTTTGATAACCTGAGCGAAAGTCTCTAGTAGGCGCAGCCTTAACCTGTTTACCCCAAGCCCAACCCACGAAGTCTGGCATATCATTCTCTACCATCGCAAGGACGTAGATGTCAGCCTTCACCTTACCCTCTTGAACCATGAGGTTATTAGACTTCTCTGTCTTGGCTGTTGTCTTAACGTCAATAGTAAACTTCAGAGGAACGATAAAGTCGTACCCTTCATCACCCTCTATCCTTTGCTCGAGGTCTACTGCGTGTCCTGTAATCAGCGCAAACGCCATCTCACCTAGCATACCCATAGGGTCTTGGTCTTCAACCAAGTAAGGCTGAGGCTTGATAGGATTGTGTAAATCTTTTCTGGCGTTGCCATGAGTCTTCGCCAATACCTGTAGGGATTTGTAAAAGTTCATGCAATCCTCTTCTCGTGGTACTCAATGAGCTTTAAGAACTCTGCTAGGATTTCCTCATAATCTGATTTATACCGTTTCACAGGGGTAGATTTCTTCTCGAGCATCTTTTCTACGAACTTCCTGCCGTACATATCCTCCATGTACAGGGTGTATTGTTGTGCTGCGCTACCGTGTTTCATTCCCCACATATTACAAACTGCACACTGAGGATGGACGTTCTCTATCTCTAATGCCCAGTAGGATGAACTTCCCTTGGGGATGAAATGTCCTCCCTGCATATCCTTATAGTGCTTAGTAACACCACAAGAAACACAGGAGCAGTAACCGTTATCATCAGATGCGGCTAATCTGGCTAATTTTTGTACAGCTTTGTAGCAATCCTGCTTCAACTGTGCGGAGGTCTTAGTCTTTGGTTTAGACTTTCTCTTGGCTCGTCTGGGTGCTGCTCGCTTTATTGCCAAAACCTACCATCCTTGAGGGATAGTAATGTTTTCTCCGCTCTTCGCTGTGTCTTGTCGTCCATGCTGTCGTACCGCATCTTAAGTAGCGCGATACTGAACTGCTTCTTGGTGACGGGATAGGCTTGAAGTGCTATCTCCACATCCAAGGGAATTACATACTCATGATTTTTGTCCATACAGCCCTAGCCTCTTGGTGTAGTGAGAGGTGTACTTTCTGTGTAACTCTATTTGAAGAGCCACTAAGGCATTGTATGTTTCCTTTACTTGTTTGTCTTCAAGTTTATCCAAGCCGATCTGTAATTCATCAATGGCTTGGTGTATCACTTCCATCATGTCGCTACTCATAGCTAGACCTCTGGTTTTCTTCCACGTTTTCTATGTTTAAACCCAACCTCGATGTGTCTGCGCTTAGGTTTAGGGTTACCTCCATGCTTCTTGCGTACTACATACTTTTCCCCAACAGGAAAGACATAGTAGATAACCCTCTCTGAAGCAGCACACCACTCAGCCTCTTCTAAGGCTCGGTCAAGGTCTTTGAATACTGTCATCTTGTTGGAAACGGGATGTAGATATTAAACTTCTCACTAAGATGCTTGCTTAAAACCTGATGCACCTTATCGTAATCCTCTCCTGCTGCTGACGAGGTAGAGTCAGTACCAATGACAGCTTCCTGTATAGTTTTCCATAGGTATTCTTTCACCAGTTCTGTTGTCCACGGTATTTCAGTCTCATGCTTTAAGGTTTTCTTCATGTCATACCCTGCATCATTCAAAGCCTCTGCCAACTGGCGGCAGTAAACATGAAGGGCATTGTTCTGTTTGTGCGTTCTGGTCTTGCCTGTCTTCCACTTCAGGGTGACATACCCTTTCGTGTCATACAAATGCTCTATGTGTTTCTGAAACATATCAAGAGAGTGTTTGTTGTGTACAACCCAGAACTCACCTTGAGTAAGATCATCCGTTGTTAGATTCATTAAGTTTTACAACCTCATCCATTGTCATTCCTAGTCCTTGACAAACGTCATAAAAGGTAGTGACCAACATATTCTTCCGCGAAAGCAGATGTGAGTAGTTAGGTCTTTCCATACCGATCTTGTCTGCCACTGTCTTCCTGAGTATCCCTGTCTTCTCGTGGGCTTTCTGTATACATTGTCCTGTGTGCATTGCTACCTCCAAAAGCAGGGGGCTTGCGCCCCCATCAAATTAAAAAGGAATATCAGAAGATGAAATCTCTTCCTTGGGCTGAGGTACAAAATCATCTACAGAAATACTCAAGAAAGGATTGCCTGTCTTAGACATCTTGATCCATCCTGCGATCTTGAACTCGCTACCTTTGTAGTTGAAGTTACCCTTGTAATCAGGAGCTTTCTCGTTAGTCTTGTCAGTCTGCTTGAACAGCACACCACGGTTAGTATTGTCGTATTCCATAAGTCCTCCTATTTAAAACATTTCTCTACGCCTTCGTTAATTAAATCCACTGCCTTGGTAACGCATTCCTCCAAGGCTGTGATGTATTCCTCGTCTCGCTCAACACGAACGATCAGAGTTTTCATAGTCGGGTGATAGGAAACAAAATCCCACCACTCCCTGCCCGTAATCCACAGACAGCCCATGACCTGTTGCTTGTATTTCGATGGCAATACCCCTGCCTTGAGATACTCAACGTGTGTAGCAGGGGCAGGGCATTTGATTTCTAAGCCTCCGTCCTCTGCTATCAACCCATCAGGTGAACACCCTGCATCCAGAGTGTCATGCAAACAAAACCCTACCTCGTTTACTTCTACTTCTTTGATGAACTCATACATCGTTCTTGCTTCTGGTTCTAGCTCAGTGCCTCGAGCCATGTGTTCATTCTGGTAAACATAGGTTTGTTCGCCTGTTAGTTTTTCTGCTACAAGTTGATTGATGTAAGCATCTGCTTGGGTAGACCACTTCCCTTGAGTGGTAATGATCTTCCCAAACATTGACGCTGATGGAACTCCTAGCCTTGCGGAAATCCATTCATCACTGCCTTGCTCGCAATCAATAAGCCTCATTCTTAGCCTCTTGAATCTCGTACTCTACTA